CAGTCGTGTTTGGGGCTATCACGAAAGGCGCGGGACTTTTCGTCATAGTCCGCCCGATACTGGCGCAGGCATTCCAGCCCGTCCTTGCACTTGTCGCGGTCAAACCAGACGCGAGGCATCAGGATACGAGCCGCGTTGATACCGTCCATGACCTTGTGGCCTGGCACCAGCTTGGGCTTGAGCTTGTGGGCCTGCATCGTCTCGACCCTAGTGCGCCCCGTCCCTAGCTCCCTGACCTTGGCGTCGTGCGGCACAAAGTCATGCTGATAGCGGTAGGGCTTGGCATGAAGCACCTTGGCGTAATGCTCGATGGATTCGCCCGTGGCCTCGTAATGGTCGATTACCCGTATCTCCCCGGCGTGCGCTTGCCAGAACCAGATGGCCGTAGCGTCGCCTATGCCCAAGTCCCACGCGGTATAGACCGGCAGGCTAGGGTCATGCGGTATGTCAGTGATTCGGCCATCACGCTCAGCCTGAGCCATTTCCTTGCCGTAGTATGCACCCTTGATTGCCGCGTCGAACGAGCATTCAAACTCTTGGGCGTATTCCTCCGGCGTCATCTCACGGGCAGCAGCGTCTAGCTCAGACTGCGCCAACACGCCTGTCTCACTGGCTCGCATCATGAACGTGAACCAATCGGGATCGTCTAGCGCGCGTTCGTATAGCTCGCAGAAGGCATTGCGACCCTTGGGCGTCCCGATGAACGTCGCAGTCCCCAGCCTGTCTGCCAGCATGGGGCGGATGATCGTGCCCCAGATGCCAGGATACATATCGGCAAACTCATCAAGCACCACGTCATCCAGATAGCCACCGCGTAGGGCATCAGGGTTATCGGCCCCGTATATCTTCAGACGCGCGCCGTTGATTAGCTCGACGTATAGCTCAGACTCATTCGGGGGCTTGGCCTGAATCGGGTGCGCGTATCGCTTCAGATACTCCCAAGCCACGTCCTTTGCCTGCTTGAGGTAGGGCGCGAGGTATGCCCCCCGGTAGTGGCTCTTCGGGCTTGTGACGGCCCTGCGGATCAGGTCGTTAATGCAGCCGACCGTTTTACCGCAGCGCCTATGCGCCACCCCAATCGCAAAGCGTTCTGACCTGTCATGGAAGGGCAGGAAGATGCGGCGGGGAGCGTATGGGATTACTCGGGTTTGAGCCACGACACGCCGATAGGCCCACCTTCCGCGCCAGTCAGTTCGGTCTGGCTCTTATCAGTCCAGCCGTGGTTGTTCTTCAGGTCGAAGATGATGCCGGGCGTAAACGTCTCTTTGTCCGTAAGCCTCTCCTCAAGCCAGCAGGCAATCAGAAGCTTGGCTCTTTTTACTGTGCGGGAATAATCGCTACCGTAACCGGCATAGTTGCTGAATGTTTCCCTGTCTTCAAAGCCTAGCGCATAGCTTAGGCCCGATAGTGTGGGGCGTTTGCCAACCTGCGCGTCGAAATACCCATCAACGGCCGTCGCAAACGATTCGTGGTCCTCATACAGGCGAGGCCTGCCGCGTTCTCTTGGCTCGTCGGTCACGCTGTATCCTGTGTTTTGCTTAGCCTTAGCCGCAGCCTTTGAACGTAAGCGGGATTGATTATGTCAGGGGTTGTTGTGTGTGTCTAGGGGCTGGCTAACCTGCAATGTGCGTCCGAAAACGCATTGCGCGATGCTGGCGCGACCAGTCCTCGCTAATCCACGCGTAGGCCGAACCCTTATGAAATCCAGCCATGCCGCCGCTCATCGTCGCATGAGCAAGAAAGCCCTTGGCCTCCAGTGCGGAAACCGCCTTGGCTTTGGTTGCATAAGTCATTAGCCGTTCGCCTTGGCATAGCGCAGGCGTTCTGCGGGATACATAACCGACACGTCGCCAGCGTCCCGCTTGGCTCGGCGGGCCATTTCAGCGACCATGCGGCGGCAGGCGTCCTCCGAGGTTTCGACGCGCTCGACAGCGGCAGTCAGTTCCTTAGTGGTGTAGGCTGCGAAAGGGGCGGTCTTGAAAGCCGAGGCAGCCATTTTTTTGTTTCCGTCGGCTGCTGCTTTATTGCCGCCCGCCGTTGATTTGTTACTCCCACACACGTAGGAATGACGCAAGCGGTTATTTCAGTTCAGTACGTATTTTATCTAGGCCGATAGCAGCGGTTAGATCGTCGTGGCGGACGTATTTGCCATCAAGACAAGGGCCACAGCCGCCATACGAATCACCTTGACGCTCAAGCTGGCGCAAGGCCACCGCCATGCCCACTGCCCTAGCCGCAGGGCCGCTTGGTCCGTTCCTGGCATACAGGTGCGATGTCTTGAGGCTAACCCCTAGCCATTTAGCGGCTTGTCCTTGGGTTAGGTTGAGGGTTGATAGGGCTTGGCGGTATTGGTCGGCGCTCATGCGGTCGGTTGTCATAGAAGCGGCTCCACGCGGCGTAAAAGCTCCATAAGCTCAACGCCTATTGCTCTTGCATCGTCCGGCGATTTTGGAACGTGCCCGCCAGACAGATAGGCAGCATCGTCTAGCAAGCGGTCTAAAAGGTCGTGATTTGACAGGTTGCCAAGGTCAGGGTTGATCTTAAAAGCCTTGCTCAAAGCCCCACCCTTTCACGCAGCCACTCGTGATAGGTTTGCGTTCCAGTCGCGACGTTGCCGATGCACCAGCAGGGCCAACCGTAACCCAAGAGCGTCACCCTTTCTTTCCATTCGCAGACCATGCGCTCGCACCAATCCATGTAAAGGCGCTGGCCTTCTTCGGCCAGTTCGCCAGTGTCTCGGAGATAGCACTGGCGAATTAGGTTTGGGTTGTCCTTCGCCATCAGTTCATGATCCCGAACTGCTTGGCGGTCAGCTTGTGGTCTTGGCCGTTCACCGTGACGATGACCGACTTGCCGTTGACTTTGGCGACGACGCCTTGGCCGTAAACGGTGCGGGCGATTTGTCCAACTTCAATCATCTGTCTGTTTCCTTCCGGCTAGTGCTTGATTGCCCTGCGCCTTGGATTGAACATACACCAACGTCGGAATGACGCAACACCTATTTTGAGCCTCTTGGGTTATTCCTCGTTCAGGATTGCGTCGATCATTCGTTCCCAGACCAGATGACGATATGGGGCGTTGTCGCCTGCGGTCTCAGCGCTCTCCCCCGGCTCCCTCACCGCCATAAGGACGGCACGGGCTATGTCGATGTAGCCTCGGCGCATATCTTCAGGGTCGTTCCCGCTCGGCGTATGGGCAAACGACTTCGCATCCCAATCTCCGCCTTCAAGCTCACACACAGCCCTCGCTGCCTTCTCCAGCGGGGTCATGTCCCGCTCTCCCCGGAGGTAAGGGGTTGGTCGCAGCGATCCAGAAGCCGCCGATGATAGACCAACAGGTTCCACGCCAGCGCCTTGACCGCAGTGGTTGACTTGCTGCCGGAGAGGCTTTTGGCCTGCGCCAGAATCCCCCGCTTGTCAGGCTCCACCGGAACCAGTTTCATTGCTTCAGTCATGGGGCGTCACTCTCCTGTCGTGCTGAGAGACGGGCTCGGGCTGCGTGAAACGCCGCAGCAAACGAGGAACGGAAGCTGTATGACCGTCGCCCCTCGTAGCCGGCCGTGAAAATGACGCCATCGACCAGACGCTTCAACGCTTCCCCATCTGCCCTGATCGTCTCTTCGGCCTTGTCACATCGGGTCAGGAGCCACTGGACGAGGCCGACCAGTTCGTATTTCCCGTGGCGGTTTCCGACCATCTCCATCGCCGTCTCGAACCGCTTGTGGCGAAGCGGGTCGGTCGAGTTCACAGGGTGCACCGCCTCGATTTCGTCGGACCATTGGTCGTCGCGGTCCTTCCAGTTTCCCGGCACGGCGAGGGCTTGCGTTGCCCTGATCGTCTCTTCCTTGCGGTCGATTATGGCGCAAAGCTCATGCTCGTGTTCAGTCAGAGCAACGACGATGTCATGCCATTCGACCTCTGAGCCGCGCGCCAGCAGATCGCGTTCGGTCATCCATTCGTAGAAGCCTTTGTCGAGCGTGCGGGCTTCCTCAATCTCGGCTTCCTGAGAGGCTAGGCGGGAGAGGATGAGACGGAGGGCTTTGGCGTCATCGGAGTGCTGGTCGTGCAAAAGGTCCGCGAACCGGCTCACCCGCTCCACCGCTATTGCTAGTTCATCGGGCAGTTCTCCAAGTTTCTTGGATAACTCAATGGTGGCTTGACCAGATGCGGTGACTACGCCGCAAGCGGCTTCGTTCCCATCTCCACGGTCGTCAGCAGCAGGGACTACGCGGTAGGCGATGACGCGGTCATATCCCTGAATGTTCTGGTCGTATTTGACCTCGGCAATCTCGAACCCAGCGGGCGGGGTTCCTGCGATCCACCCTTCACGGCTATTGTCGGTCATCGGGGCTCACCTGTGGCTGCAAAGGTCTCGACCACGCGCTCGTATCGTCCAGCGCGGGCGATGTAGGCGTGAGCATCGGCGCGGGTAAGGCCGTCTGTGACCGCTTTCCACTCCGACCCCCATGACCAGAACAGGAACCGGCCGCCATCGAAAAGCTGCTCGACACGGTAGCGCCACGTCCAGTTCGGGCCGCCAAAGCCGCCTTCGGTCTCAACGATGCGAAGCGAGCCTATCGGCTGACCGGCGGGCTCCCCATCTGCCCTGATCGTCTCTTGAGCAGAGGCTAGGCGGGAGAGGATGAGACGGAGGTCAGCGTAAAGCTGATTGACCGGCTCGGATGCGTAGACGTCCATCACGGCGCTGGCATATCCGCCGCCGCCGTCTGACAGTTCTATGTTCGTCACCCTCTCCACCGCTATTGCTAGTTCATCGGGCTTTGAGAACGCGGTCTGCGCTGGCACGAAGAAGTCGGCGTCCGTGCCTTGCCCGGTCCATTCCGGCGGGTTCAGGTTATCGGGAGCCGGGCCTGTAGGTGTGGGGGTGGTCATGACAGAGTCCTTTCAGCAGCGAGGCGCGCGGCCAGTTGGCGGTTGGTTTCACCGGGCAGGTTGGCGCGCGGCTTGACGGGTTCAGGCGGCGGAACCTTGCGCTCCTCGTCGGTCGCTTCCTCGGCAGGCCTAGTGGTAGCGCAGAGGGCCACTGAAGCGGCGCACATCATCGCCAGTGCTGCGTTGCGTCTCATAACCCCACCTCATTCGTAGAGAGGGCAGCGAGGTAATATTCGCATTCGCGGTCAACCGCGCCGTTTTCCCATGACTTGTCACGGCGACCAAAGCTGACGCCCGCGAGGAAAGCATCTCGAAGGTCTTCCCCACCCCCGCCGGTCTGCTTGCCACCATCATACCCGGCCAAAAACGCGCGGGCTTCGGGATGATCGATCCGGCGCAGGGTCGCGACGGCCATGGAAAGCCACTGGTCGCAACCGGTCTGCTTGCTGGGTTCGGATTTGAGAACGAGAAGGCCCGCGACTTCCTCGAACTCGGCCTCGCACGTTTGACAGGTCCAGCCCTCGACGTTCCCGCCGCAAAGCTGGCAGTGCGGGCCGGTCTGCTTGCTGAGGGCGGCGCGGGCTTCCATCATGGCTTCCGCATACCAATACGCGTCGTGAGCAGCCGTCAGGGCGGCATTGCCGATGTGCGGGTAGTCATCCGTCCCTTGAGACAGAAGGCCGGTCAGGGCGGCCATTGCAAACTGATCCCGCAACCCCTCCAGCCGTTCGTCATCTGTGTGCGTGGTCATGCTGCTTTCCAAAGGTTCGGCGGGCCGTAGAGGCGACCGCACAGATTATGAAAACGAAGGCTCCAGCGAAGGAACTGCGCGGGCGTGCGCGCGGTGTCCTTGCGGCGTTTAAAACGGGCGAGGCGCTGGCGTGCTTTAACGCTCACGACACGCTAGCCAAAAAACACATACCAACAAAAATCCCGACGCAAACCGCAGTCATAAACCACGGACGCAGAGACGGGCCTTCGCTCCATGACACAGCCTCGCCGCGCGCGTTGTTTGTGCGCTGCGCATTGCGATACAACGGGTCGGCGCTTGTGAACGGGTCAGTCATTGGCTTGTTTCCTTGGCGTCTGCCAGCCTGTTCAGGCGGCGCGTGATGCGGGGAATGGCGTAGATCGGAACGCCGGTTGCAGCGTAGCGGCGGCTTGTGCGCTCGCTAATCTCTAGGGCTTCCCCCGCCTTGACCTGTGAAAGGCCCAAGGCGAGGATAGCGGCGCGGTAATCGTTAGCGGTCATGCCGCCTCAATCTGAAACAGCAGGCCAGTCAGCGCATGGCGCTTGTTAAAGGTTTCTTGCACGCGGCAAGCCTCGCCGTAACTGCTATAAACAAACGCATCGTTTCGGCGTTCGCTAACCCAATTGTCGTTAGTTTTGCCAGTATAAAACAGGCCGGATTGAGTTTGAAGAACGTGCATTTGACCCTCCAAGGTCTCCACCGGGCGGCATTGCCCTTGCGTTGAAACTGTTAGACCACGCCATGCGGCCTAGGTCAAGCGGCATGACAGGGGGCGGCAAAAATAGTTTTACAAACTCTCGCTTAGCCGCTTGCGTTGATTGCTCGCCTTCTCGCAGGCCTCGTCTAGCTCGCTCAGCGTCGGGAACCAGTTTGGCTTTTCGCGGCGTAGGGCAAAATCCATGCACGTTTGTTTAGCCACGTCTGCCGGGTATTGCGCCAAACAAGCGGCGTACAGGGTCAAGATAATCTCTAGCGTGGTTTCCCCGTCAGAACGCCTTGCCGTGGCCGCGTGGAGCATCGTTACCCATTCCTGGCATTGATCCGTCGTCGGGCTCGTCATCGCCCCCTGAACGGCTTGGCGAGCCTTTGCGCGGTTTTCATCCGTCAGCCCGTAAAAGTTAAAATGGCTGATTTCCTGCCGGTATCCACCCGCTGTCGGAAACATCATCCGGCCCTGAGGACTCGCTTCGACGCCTAGCGAGGATTTCAGCCATGCCAGCAGGTTTCGATCCGTTTCCGCTGGCTTTTGCGTGACCAGCTTGGCTCGTGCCGCCGGAGCGTCGATTACGGCACCAGGTCCGCCATGTTGCAGGCCAGTCGAGTTTGCACCCTCCTGCGCCCGGCTTAGCAATCCAAAAATCTCGGAACTGATCGGCTTCACGCTGGGTCTCCTCGTGGGTCATGTTTTGGGAAAGGGCAAACGTCAGGTCTGCATCAGAAGGCTTCCAATCAGGATCAATCCGACAGCCCTTCTTTGGATAAGACGTAGTCTTATCTTTCTTCCTATCTGGTTCTGGTTCTGGAGAATGCTTAAGCAATCGTGCAGCATTTGCTGCGTCCAGTTTGTTAGATTTCAACGCCTTAGCTCGAGCGCCAGCCTTCCCCGATTGCGATCTTTTTTCAGACTTTTCAGCGGCAATTGCGAGTTCAGCAGCTAGCCTTTTTTGCGTAAATCCACCCTCGCACGGCTCAAAAAACTCAAGCACTTCGGCGCTAATTTTTTGCCATCGTGACGGCGTTAAGCCCGCGATCCTGGCTAGCTTGCTTGGGCTGTCTGACAGGACGCCGTCCGAGCGCCACATGGTCATAAGCAGGAGCAAATAGGCCCCGTGCTGTTCCGTGGTCAGGTGGCGCGTGTCGCCTAGGTAATCAGCGACGTAGAGCTGCATAAACGGGACGCTCATTGCGCCTCAAGCCGTCTTGCGCGATTAGCCTTGGCGCGGTATATCCGCATGGTCACGTCTGGCTCCTGTTAAGCCGGTGTCAAAGGGCGGGCTTGAGCTTCCGGGAAGTCGCTCGGTCCGCCCGCCCCTTCTATGTCAAAACTGTTTCAGGTGCAACCGCACCCCTCAAAATGGAATATCTGATCCGTCCCCGAACGCGTCGTCAGCTAGACGACCCGCGCGCCCGGAAAAGCTGCCAGCACTTCCGCCACGAAAGCTATCGACGGCCTCACGGTCATCCCTAGAGCGCGACGGCTTGGCAGAGCCCGCCAACATCGTCCCACGGTCTCCCTTAGCCCAAAAAGCCACTTCCAGCTTGTCGCCGGGCTTGGCGTCGTTAGGGACAATCATCGTCCCTTTCCAGTCTGGACCTTTTTCGTTCTTTTTGTCCGTTTCTTTGAAAATGGCAATGTCGCCAGAGCGTTGCTCGTAGGCCATTGGTTAGTTCTCCTTCGGTTGGTTGGGAAAGTCTTTGATGTGGGCCAGCAAGTGAAGCTGAAAGGCTTTATCCTGCGCGCGCCGGGCTAGTTCGCCATCATGCCCAGCCAGCGATTCACGGGGCAATTGACTCTGATGGAACGCACTCACAGGCGGACCATTGTGCGGAAGTCAGCCGGGCTTGCCGGGACAAAACCAATGCGGCTGTTGCGCTGCGTCGTTGCCCGGTGCCACGGATCGTCACGCCGAATGGACTGGTAACTAATGCCAAGGCGCTCACAATGCTTTTTGACACCCCAGATGATAGTTGTGTGATCCATGCCCCCAAACGCTCTTGCAATCCTCAAATAGCTCAAATGAGGGCATTGCAAATAGACTTCAAACATCGCCTCTTGCCGAGGGTGCGCCACTAAATAAGTACGGCTTTTGGTTAGAATGTCGGCAGGACTTTTGCCGTATTTAGCAGCAACCTCCGCAATAACGTCCTTGGCTGTTTTTCTCATGGCTTCCTCTGAAATGGGCGGCTAGCAATCTTTTGCTTTGCGCCAGGTTGAAACGGGCGGCTCCGCAGAGTCGAGGGCTTGCGGGTCTCAGCGTCATTTTTGCGGATCAGGCGCTTGGCCTTCGCAATCATTTTAACGTCGAGAATAGTTTTTTGCCGGTGGTGCATACGGCACAAGGGCCAGAGATTTTCGTCTGAATCCCGACCGCCTAGGGCCAGCGGGATTTGGTGATCTATCTCTAGTTCCGTGCATACGAAGCAATCAGGATAGGCGCACATTCCGCCGTAATATTCCAGAATGCGACGGCGTCGAGCTGGGCTCATACCCTTGCGAGGGTCAAGCTGGACGGGCTCGCGTTTCAAAGGATCGTCACCACAACCAGACCGCCCTTAACCGGCTCGCCAAACGTCAGGACAGGCGCAGCAAAAATCTCATCATCCACGCACAGCGCCAAAGCGATGCCGTCTTGATACGCCTTGAGGCTGGCCCTTGCGTTGTCGTCGTCAATCGGATGGCGGGTTTTAGGGTGCACCGTGACGTTCCATTCGACCTTGGAAAATGTCGGGAACGTGTTTCCGATTGCTGCTTTCGTGGCGATGTATGCCCACCCCTTATGCGCCTTGAACGCACGGCCTTTTTCACCCCAATGGCCGCGACCGTTAGGCCAAAGAACCTTGGCGGGGAATGGCAGTTTAAGCGGGGTCATTAACAGCCGCCTTAGTCGCCAGAGACGCGAGATAAAACATACCTGGGTCGCCCCCGATCCACTCGCTTGCCGGGATGCCGGTTACGTTCTGAATCTCCACGGCTTTGCCAAGAGACGGTTTCTTTTTGCCCGACGCCATTTCGGAAGCTGCGCTTATCGAGACGCCGCAGTCTTGCGTTAGAACGTCTCGCAACGCTTTGCGGGCTACAGAACGAAAATCCATTATATTTCTTTCCTTGTGATCGTTCCGCATACCATACCGGATAAAAAACCATAGGCCAGCGAAGAAAGTTATAGACACCGAAGGCAGGCCGTGGTTCTCTGGCGTCAACAAGGAGAGAGCGATGAAAGAGATTTACATAGAGGAATACGACCGCATTCGCGACGAAGCGATTGAATCCGGTCATGACGAAACTGAAGCCGAACGCATGGCGGAAGCTGGGGCCTATCGGGCGATGACTGATCGTTACGCAGACATGGCAGACCGCGCAAAAGACGCATGGAAGGAACGCGACATATGACCATCTGGGCAGCAGTTAACGAGTTTATTGACGACTACCTTGACCGGCACGGCCACAACGGGGCCACGCGCGACGAAGCGCACGCACGGATTCGTGTGCTGGAAAACATCACGGCCAAAACCGCAGCGTTTTGTAAGTCGCTGGACATGGTCGATGACCAGTCTTTCGACATTGCGATGATTGCCAGCGAAACGCACGGCAAAGACGACGCAGAACGGGCGTTGATTGTGGCGTTGCTAGACGAGGAAACGGGCCGATGAGCAACGCATCAGCAAGTTACATTCCCGTCGTGCAATCTTGCGAACGGGCATTGTCTGACTTGGCCTTTGGCATCCGCAGCGTTGAGCGGGTGTCAGAGGCGACGCTTGACGAGGTTAGGCGGCTGGATTGCCTGCTGAACGCATTGTCAGACGCAATCACAAAACTGGAAAGGGGCGCGGCATGATGTGGCCGACGTGGATGAATCTTGATTGGCTTTACCCGCAAGCCCCTAAAACCGAACCCGCTAAGGATTGGGCGTTTAATCATCCATTCTGGGAAGCCGAACGGCTTGAGCGCATCCAGCGCGTTTCCAAAGGCCACCCCGAGGACATTGACGACGCCAGGCGCAGGCTTGCCATTGTGACCGCTCGCCGGGATGCCGTTAATGAGCGCCTAAATATGCTTCGCGCGCGCCATCAGAAGTTTAGCGACCTGTTGCCCGAATGGCGGGCACTAACCGCAGAGCGCGAGGCGTTGATGACGAAGTTGGGCTTGATAACGTGAGGGCGTTTCTACCCCTCCCCCCGTCTGCGCCGTTTGCAGTTCAGGAAGGCGGCCTTGTGTATCTGCGCTTCGCAGCGGGGCCACACCTCCCGACGCCTGCTTATGAATTGACGGAGTGGAAGCAATACCTGGCGGGCCGTGCGTCCGATTCCGACGCCCTCGCAATGCTAAACTCGATAGAGCGAGCCGAACAAGAGGCCGCAGATTGGACGCACAATGAAAACCAGTGAGACCCTGACCAAGATTGCCCCGGCGCTTGTTAAGGCGCTTTCGGAAATGACCGGCGCGGCAAAGGATAGCAAGAACCCGCATTTTAAGAACAGCTACGCCAGCCTTGAGGCCGTCATTGACGCCGCCCGTCCGGTTCTGGCCTCTAACGGCCTCGCGTTCATGCAGGGGCTTGGCGAGTATGTGAACGGCGCAATGACGGTCTCGACGCGCGTTATTCATGAAAGCGGCGAATGGATCGAAAGCGATTTTCAAATGCCGGTTGGAAAGCCTGACCCGCAAGGAACCGCGTCCGCTTCGACCTATGCAAGGCGATACTCGCTAATGTCGATTCTAGGCTTGCCAGCGGTCGATGACGACGGCGAGGCGGCAATGCCCCGGAATCAGCAGCAAGCGCCCTCAGCCCCCGCTAAACGCGATACAGGGCCTGGAGAGGTTGATGGCGTTGATTGGTGGGCCGCTGAGGGGGCGGGAATGTCCGCGTCTCAAGCCAAAAAAGACGGCATGGACCAATTGCACGAGCAATTGCGTTTGGAAATTGACCAGTTGTCGACGGCGCAGGACTGGAAGCAATGGGCCGCCGAAAACACGGCATACATTAAGCGGATGCCGAAAACTTGGCGCATGATTTTGCGCAGCGAGGCCGAAGAGCGCGGCAAGTTTCTTGGCGCGATTCATTAACCCTTAAAAACAAAGAACAGCAAAATGACCGACGCTATCAACACCGGACGCCTGACTTCCTTCATGGAGCGTCTTGAGCGTCTGGACGAAGATAAAACCGCCATCGCCGCCGATATGAAAGAGGTTTTTTCGGAGGCCAAGGGCGAGGGCTATGACACGAAGATTATGCGGAAGGTTCTCAAGCTCCGCAAGATTGACAAGGCAAAGCGCGCCGAAGAGCAATCGTTGACGGAACTGTATCTGGACGCGGTGGAAGGATGAGCGCGACCCTGATCCTGGCTAACCCCGAGATCAGGGCCAAAGCCTGCCGCTGGATCATGGCCGCACCTGACAAGGCTAGACTACGCCTTGACGAGCCCAAGCGAACCCTTGACCAGAACGCCAAGTTTCACGCCATGTTGACAGAGCTTGTCGAGCAAAAGCCCGTGCTTAATGGCGTCAAGCTTGATGCGGACGGATGGAAACTTGTTCTAATGCAGGCGCTTGGGATGGAAATGCGGATGCTGCCGACGCTTGACGGCAACGGATGGTTTCCGATGGGCCACAAGTCGTCTAAACTATCCGTCCGCCAATTTTCGGACCTCGTAGAACTGCTTTACGCATACGGGGCAAAGCAAGGAATTGTTTTTTCGGTATAATTGGAGAAAGCGCATGACACTAACCCCACTAGACGCCCTTGCCGCTTTAGAGGCAGGCAAATTCCAACGCTACGCCGTGCCGGGTAAGTGGCGAGTGTTTTGGCATGATGGGCTGGCCGTTCTTGAAAGGCTTCAGCCTTCCGGCACGTCGTCATCTATCAAGCCTGGGTGAGGCCTAATATCGACGGGCTTACGGGCAGGCCACGGCCATTCAGCCGCCTTGCACCACGCCCGTCGTTTTGCCCTGTAAGCCTTCTGTAGGGCGCGCGACTGTTCAAGCCACGCGCCATGCTCCGCAGAGCCTATAGGATCGGTTAAGGGTTCAAGCCGAGGCAGAATAGCCATGAGCCCACTTGCTCCGTCGCCATGCAAGATATTCAGCGGCGTCCTCCATATCAAAAAACGGCTTGATATAGCGAACGGGATCGCCTGCAAAGGCCGGATCAACCACGGCAGTCATTACCCGTGACCAGTTGCCGTCTTGGAAGCCCTTGTCCTTCGCGTATTTGTCAAAATCCTTAAAGGTTCCAACGCGGAAGCCGTGGCAGAGGCGAGCCGGGTCGTTATGCCAAACGGGAATGTAACCCGTTGTGTGTCGATGGCCGCAGGCAAGGATATGGTCGCGGTGTCCGAATAGCGTTTCCCTGACCAGGGCGTGAGCGGGGTTAAACTGCGAGCCGCCGGGGAAGTCGTGGCGAACGTGCATCTTGACGGAAGCGCCGCTAGGCAGATTCAGTTGCAGTCTTGCCCCCGCCGATTCCAGCGCGCCAAAGGAACGCCCGAGCCGGTGGATATAATCGGCTACGTCGCCCTTCTCGCCGTTCCATTCGTCATGATTGCCCTTGATCCGGAGTAGCCACGGCAGGGCCAGCATCAACCATTCAATCAGCTTGAGCGACTGTTTCGACGTAACTTCCTGATTTGCGTAAAGCTTCATCAGGCGGCCAACCCAATTATTGCTGTCATCGCCCACATCAACGGCAAGCATCCCTTCCGTCTCGCGACAGATGCGGACGGCACGCTCTAGGTCGCCCCAAGCGCAACCAGGGTCGTCAACGTGTGGATCACCAAAGAAGGCCAGCGCAATCGGGCCATCAATGTTGACCTGAACTTGACGCAGTTTAGAAGCGTCGTCATGGGCTTTGCGTTTGGCGTGTCGGTCGGCAAGAAGGCTAATCAGCTCCTCCGCTTCCGGCTCCCCGTCGTGCGGCAGGCTTTCAAACTCAAACGGATCGGCGGCTTTCGTGGCGTAACGGGATGCGTCAGGCCTCAGGCCGTGCGCCGCTTCCATGCTATCTAACCGGCAGCTAAGCGTTGAGATTGAGATGCCCAGCCGCCTAGCCGCTTCCTGCTTTGCGCCCTTCACGCCGGTTCCGCCTTTGGTCCCCCAAGGGTAACCCTCTTCCATACATTCGTGGATCACGTCGAGCGTGGCTTGAGAGGCGTCTAGCGTTATCCGGGGAGCGGCCATTTACCAGACTTTCCAAAATGGTTTAGGAGCGGTTTGTTCTCTAAATCGGTCTTGTAGCTCACGCTCGCTTAGAAGCGTCTGGACGGCTAAATCCCTAGCCGCGTCACACTGGACCAGCGCCGACCCGCGAAGGGCGTAAGTGACCTCTAAATCGGCCTCCGTGGGCACCTCAGGGAGCGTCACGAGTTTACAGGGCTCAGTTGCCAGGCTGGGCAGAGTCAGGCGGGGCAGATTGGCAGACGACGGGCCTTGACTGACACAACCGGTTATCAAGCTGGCGAAGGCGGTCCACGCGACCAGCCTCAAGAGGTTTGTTCGCATCGGTGGCGCTCCTTGCATTGGATACGGCTTCAGCGGTTATTGTGCGAAGGTCGATACTAAGACGCCCGGCGCTTTCAATCCGGGCGATTTGTTCGGTTTGGCCTTGGGTTTCCAGCGTCCGCGCTATGGCGTCGGATTGCGCGCTAGCCGCTTCCTGTTTCAGCCGATCAATCTTACGGGCTTTGAAACCAAAAGGATCGGAGAGGAACGATAGCACCGCTATCAATGCGATTACGCAAACAACTACGCCAACGGCGTATAGGACGGTGCGTGGCGCTAGCGTCATGCTAGCAGTCTCTCGACAGCGCCACGAACATCAATCCGCAGGCCGTTAGCCCAATCTGGCGTGTAGCGGGGCTTGCGAACGGGCCAAACCGTCGTTTTGCCATCCGACGACCAGCGGCCGTCGAAGAATAGATCACGCTCTTTGGTGCGCCTGCCGACAATCTCGCGCGGCTTATCCCATTGCATGAACGAGTTTTCAGCCTCTTGGCGCAGGCCCGCCTTAATCATCTTGACCCACGAGGCTTTAGCAATGGCCCCCGTGTTATAATGAAACGACAAAGCCGCCGCGAATTGGCTTTCCGTCAGCGGGTATTTGTCGAAAGCTTCTCTAACGGCTGGCGCGTATTTCGTCCGCAGCAGCCAGATATACACCTCTAGGCAACGCTCAATGCTTTGCGGCTTGTCAATGTATCGCTGCACCTTGTGGCCGGATGCGTCGGTGACACCAACGCCCCAAGTCCACACGCCAACGCTATCCTTATAGGCCTCACGCACAATCGCCTCGTGCGACAGAAGCTCAAGCACGACGCGGGGCGTTATGCCATCAGGCGGAGGCGCAGGGGGCGCAGGGGCAACAGCGGGAACAGGTTCAGGCTTCTGGGACCGGAACCAGCCAGTGCGCGCCAGTATGCTAGATAGTGCATTCACAACCCACCCCGCGCCTTCTCTATCTCGACAGAGGCCGACCCGGCCTTAGCCATTTCCCAAGCCTTGCCCCAATACAGAGCGCCTAGACCCGCATACACGGCAGCAATAAACAGAGCGGCTGACTCAAACCCGTCAACCTTGTAAGCAATCACAACCGTAGCCCATGACGCTGACAGTGATGTGACAATGATTGACACCGGCCTGGCAAGGTCGCCAATCAGGCTTTTAATGGCCTCAAGCTTAGACTTCGGTGCGTTATCTGGCGTGTCGATCATCGTGACACCCTTACCTTGGGTCGCGCGGGATGTTCAATCCCTCGCTCGCGTAGGGTCTTTTCCAGCACTTCAGCGTGGTTTAGCAGGGCGTCAAGTTGCCCTTTAAGGCCGGTAATCTGATCTTCCAGAGCGTCGATACGCTGGGTCATTTCGGCCCGCTCTTGCTTCATCGAAACAATTGTAGCGGCAGCAATAGACTGGCCGAGGGTAATCAGGTCCACTTGATGCTTGCCCCGGTTAGTCATCCATACCCAGATATGGCCGCCACCCAAGATTGCAACGAACAAACCAGCAATGATTTCAAGAGACATAATCACCCCTAGTCGCTATAGCTTTGGTCGACCGAATACCGGAAGAATCGGTCAAAAGCCTCGCTTGAGGCAACGCTAATTGTCACGGTTTGGCCTACGGCAGAAGTCGGCGCAGCCGTGGCAGAGGACGCCAGGGTGTCTAGCGGCTGGACGACAACGCGAAGCCGATCTAGTGGCGCATCAATCGGGACCACGCTAGTTAGCGATGTGGTCCCCGCAAGAAGCGTCACGGTCCCGCCGCCTTTTGTCCGATAGCCGGGGCAGTCGGAAATTAGGCTGCTTGTGCCGCCATTGAACACGCCCGTAATTCCGTTGTTAACGAGATTAACGCCCGTGACCGTTGTTCTAAGCGCGCCGGTATCAATCAATACCCCATAAGTCTGATTGTTGACCAGAGAAAGGGTCGCGCGGAACAGACCTTGCGGACCCGACCCGCCGCCCGTCATCGAGCAGTCGATGGCGTTGGCCCCGAAATACACGCCCGCGAAAGCGCCCGAGGACCGCACGGAGTTGTAGCTGACCTGGCAGGCAGTGAAACGAACGCTTCTCCCCGCCACAACGGTTAGGCCTGCGCTGACGTTGTTTGAAAACAGGCCCGTGATGTCAACGCCGTCGATCAGGCCGGTGGATTGGTCGATCATGACGCCCGACGCAAGCGCGCTGTTCGGCGCAATAGCGTAGGTTCCGAAGGTGTTCGACGCCACGGTCTGCGATGCGGAGATTTGATACGTGCCAACGCCACCAGTCGCGCCGGTCAACTGTGATGTAATCGTGGTGCCAGCCGAGAAGTTAGGCCCCAGGAACTGACCCGCAGCCAGAGCCCCAGAGGTTATTGCTGTAACGGTTAGGGTCGTGCCTGCGCTTGATCCGGTGGCAATGGCGGTTGTTGCCGTTCCCGCGCTGGCCGACCACAGATTGGCGTGAACATTTGTTACCGTCCCGCCGTTAGTTGTCAGAAATATGCCATGCAAACTTGAAGTGTCGGCCAGCATACCAGAGCATAGAAGCGCCGTGACCCGTTGACCCACGGGGGGGTAAGTCCGCAAGGCGTGCTGACAAGTGATAAAATCAGGCCAAGAGTGGATAAAAACACCGGAAACATTGCGTAGCTCAATGGCCGCAACAGCCGCGCTGTCTCCCACACCCTTGCCAATCCAAACATCTTGAACAAGGTCGGAAGTTGAACCGGCGAGAAAATGATATTGTCCGCCGCTGATTTGGTAATTGTTTACTTCGTAAAGAAATTGAGCAGCGCCGCCATCAAAGACGTAGGCGCTTGTAAAATCTCCAGACCCGTCCTTTTGAATTCGCATTCCGTCCGAACGGTTATCGTTGCCGTTTGCAAAACGAATTACTGCGCCCGTCTGCGTCCCGACAAAGCGGACCGTCCCGTCATTGACGCCGCACCGCGAGGTTCCTGAGAAATTAAAACAGTCGTTTGCTGAGCCTGTCCAAGTCCACCGGACAGCCGAAGAGCCAGCCCCCTGAATGACCGCCGATGCACCAGAAACCGGGACAACTGAAACCGTTTTTGTTCCCATGACGTAACTGCCTGCCGGAACGTCCACGAGCTTGCCGGTGTTAACCGCAGCCTGGTGCGCGCACCAATCAATTTCATTCGTCAAGCTATCCGCAAAAGGATAAATGACTTGCCATTGAACCAGCGTGTAGCCGGTCGTGTCTGTAAGGCCAAACGTCGTAACGGTCGAAAGCGCATGGCTTGAGCCGTCACCGATTGCGCCAAAATCTTTAACCGACACGCGGTCTCGCAACACGTCGCGCACGGGGCGAACCACCGCGCCGGTCTCTGTCCGAACCGTATTAACTAGCGCCCCCCCAGAAGACAGAGCAAACGGGGCTTTTACGTAGTCGCTAAAAACCTCAGCGGTTAGCTGCTTAAGCGGACCCGCACCACGGAACGACGCAAGCAAATCCGCGTCTTCAACGGTTGTTTCAATGTTTAGCTCTGCGTAGGTTCTGCGTGCGTCAACCATTGTCAGTCCTTGATAAAGTAAGCGAGCGCAATGTTGATTGGCCGCGTTTCTGCGCCGCCCGTGCTTCCGGTGTTAACTGCCTGTGGCGAGCCGGTTCCATCAGCATCCTCAACAAACGTTCCGCTATTGGCGTTCGATTGGGCCGGGACGGTGTGTGTGTGGGCCTTGAGTTCGTCAGCCTGGTTAGAACCAAGCGCGCGGGCCGTGTCGACGCCCCGTCCGTCATCCCAGCCTCGCGGGAAGTAGCCGCGAAGGTCAGGAAGGTTAAACGTCGTCGTGCCGTCGCCCACGCCGTAAGTCGTGGCAATCAGGGCAAACAGGCGGGCATAGGTCGTGCGCGATACGGCCTGACCATTGCAGTAGAGCCAGCCAGTCGGAACTGTAGACATACCGAAGGCGACGATAGCGCCCGCTGGCATTGCGACAACAAACGCCCCGCCAGCCCCTAAAACAAGCCCAAGCGCCGCTTGGCCCGACGTAGGGGCCGGAACCAGACCCTTAGTCCCGCCCGACCCGGAATCGCCCACGACGGCGTTGAGCATTGACGTGGCTTGCGCTACCGTCAAATCCTCAGGAACACCGGTTCCCGCCGTGATACGGCCCTTGAACGTGTTCGTCGGGACGTTTGCCAGCTTAGCGTTTGTGATAGTAGCGTTCGGCAGCGTAACAGGGCCAACAAAAGTCGTTGTGGCGTTAACCGTCAGCGTTTGAGCCACAGTCGCGCCAATCGTCACACTTCCGCCAGCCGTCAACGCTCCAAAAATATCGGTATTTGTTGCAGACACCGAGAGACCCAAAACACCGCCAGCGGTCAGACCAATTGTGTTTGCAGCAACCCTGTAAACGCCGGTATCAAGGTCAGCCGTAAAAGCAAAAGAGGGAACCGAAAGCGTCCCGTTGTTAACGGTAATTCCTTGCCCAAACGGGATAATTGCCGAAGTTGTGGTTTGCCCGTCCCGCGATATAGATTGCGTAAGGGCAGACGACAGGTCAGCAAGTTGCGCCGCCCATGCGGACGATTGAATCGGCGTCCCGTCAGCAGCGGGGTTCCAGCTATTTGTCGGGGGAACGTATGTCCCAGACCCGTTTCTAGGCAAGACGGCCTCCCTTGTGGTAAGCTTGGCGCATGGAAGTGTTTTCTTCGATCATCGTCTTCATTGCCTTCCTCCTTGTCTTGCGCGCGGAGTGGCGATTGGAGGGAATGCAAACTCGTCTGAAGCAGCTTGAGGCGAAGCCCGTTGAAGCGCCTCAGCCAAGCCGTCCGCGCCTCGTGTGGAACCGGGAGAGCCGCTAGCGGGCTGACGCTGAAGCAGGCGGGCCAGAACCTCACGATCCGAGAAGGCTTGTCCCAAAAGGTCATTAGCCTCGGGGTTGTAGATCAGCGAGCGATTGCGGTTGAATGCGTTAAGGGCGGCGCGCAAACCCGGCCGACCCGCTTCAGCCGTCAACCCTTGAACGGTTGCGGCGGACAATCCGATACCGCCCCCGCCATTTCCGTCGTTAGCTGCGCCAAACCTGGAACGCGCAGCATCACGGCGAGACGTGGCAGAATTCCCGATAATGGCGCTATCGACCCCGGCGCGCTGGACTTCGGCTTCTGCACCTTGCATGAACCGTTCGAAAGCGTCTTGGGTCGGGAAAGCCAATTGAACGCGGTCGGCAAATTCTTGCGTTCGCACAAGGTCGCGCATAGCCCCAACGCCACCGCGTGAGGTTCTGGCGCGGGCAACTAGAGCTTCCCCAACGCCCTTGCGGAACAGTTCGCGGGCGGTCTCGCTCATCTCTCCAAAGCGTTCGCGCAAAACCTCCGCAGAGTTGCCGTCAGCAGACGGGTCGTCCGCGTTGCGGAACACGCCACGCCCAAGCTCTAGCGCCTCGACTTGGCTAGATTCATCGCCGTAGCGGGCGAGCCATTCGCCATATTCAGGAACTGCCGTGCGGGCGTTGTTACGGATAGCGCGGCCAATGTCGGTCAGGGCCTTCCCGCGAGACCCGTCGCCAGAGCGCCAAGCATCCGAACCCATGTCAATCAAGGCGCGGCTTACGTCTTGGGCTGTCCGAACATCCAATGCAGCGGCAGCGGGATTGTCGCGCAAGGTGTCCGCCAAGCGCATAAGGTTTGCGCCCATTTCGTATGTTTGTTGATCCGGCGACGCCAAAGCGTTTTGCGCCGCCCTGCGAAGTTCAGGCTGGGCAAGATCAGAACGCAGAGACCTAACCGCGTTTTCATCCAACTGGAATTGTTGCGGGCCGATCCGGTCAATGACTTCGTTGGCGGCTTGGCGTCGAGTGTCGATCAAGCCGTTAAGCGTGGCAAAATAATTGCCTTCGCCGCCGACCTCTTGCGCCATCGCTTGCTGAATGCGGTTTCCAGCATCCGCGCGGCGCGTGTTCACGGCCCCTGTAACGCGCGTTTGGGCCGAACCCGGCGTCTGCGCCAAAACCTCAGCAACGCCGCGCATATTTGGGCCGACTACATCGACAGGAAGGCCGCCCGGCGTTAGCCCCTCAAGCTGTTTAACAAGCTCGTCAATGTTCATCCGGTCGTCGCGCGTGACCGTCTGGCGAAGTGCGTTCCCAACCCGCTGTTCAACGGACGGATTTAGCGCCTCACCAAGTGACGTTGCGGCATTGCGGACGCCTTGACCAATGTTAGGGGCCGCTTGGATACCCGCGTCCAGAACACCCGTTGCGCCAGCGCCCAGTAAGCCGCTCAGAACGGCACCCGGCGCACGATCCGCTGCGCTACCCTCGCCAGATGCAAAACCATAAGCCGCGCTTAGTGGAGCCGCGCCAGCCGCCGCCGCAGCCGTCCGCCCCACGCCAGTCATGCCTTGAAGGCCCTTGAGGCCAATTGTTCCCGGCAAAGCCAGCGAACCCGCAAAGCCAGCAAGGCCGCCCGCAATGCGCGCACCGCGATCGGTTTGATTGCCTAGCAATTGGGTTTGCAGATAGTTTTCGCGCTCCGTGCTGTAGTCTGACCCCTTCATCAAGGCAGAGGCCAGCGTTGCGCCTTCGTCTAGCCCAGGAATTTGCTCCCCGGCGGCCATTGCGAAGTTGCCAGCGGTATCTTCCAGATTAGGGCGGCGGATATAGGCCCCGCCCGCCTGCGCCTCGTCACTTGCGCGGGGCTGTTGCTGGAAAGCGTCGCCGGGCAGCGGGTAAACGGTTCCGTCTCCAGCGCGGACGTAAGCCCCTTGCACAAGAAGCGGAACCTCATCGGCCATCAGCGGGCGGGACAGGTCAATGGGGTTTTCTTGCGTTCCGGCAGGACCGCCAACAGAAACCGCCGGAACCCACTGGCCGTTTTGAAGCGTGAGGACTTCGCCAGTTTCTGGATTAGTCGCCGTTTGGGCAGGAGCGGCAATAGCTTCCGGCATGGCGGGGCCAGCCGCTTCCGGCTGAGACGCAAACCGTTGGGCTTCCTCAAGCGAATAGCCTTGCCTAACAAGGCTTTCCATCTCTTGCGAAGACGAAATGCCTAGATCATTCGTTGCGGCGGTTTGAGGCGCTACCGGAGCTGGGGCAACCGGCGCGAGCGCTTGAGGACCGCGCACTGGCGCAGGACGCGGGCGAGGCGCAGCCGCCTGAACAGGCGCGGGCGCGCTTTCAACAAGCGGAACCCATTGACCGTTTTGAAGGGTCAGTCGCTCGCCGGTCGTTGGGTTTGTTGCGGTTTGCATCAGTCGAGACGGAAGCCAGGAGGAAGAGCCGGAACCGCGCCTTGGGGCTGCGCCTGGCCCTGCCCATACCTTTGATCGAATGCCGTGCGAGACGTGGCAACTAATCCATTCATTGCACTGTCAATTTGATCAAGCGCCGTGCGGATTTGACCCGGCGATTGCGCCCGCTCAAGTGCCGCGACACCGTTTTGCAAAAGGTCCAAATCTTTATCAGACGAGTTACCAAGCGCCCCGCCAGTTGGCGAGTTGTTGCGAAGCTCTTGGATGGCTTGAAGCGCAAGGTTTGATTTAATCGTTTTAAATTGCCCCTCCAAATCAGCGCCCGGCGTGCCCGCAACAGCAGGAAGTCCGCCGAAGAAGCCTGCGCCGGTAAAGCCCCCATCAAGAAGCTCGCGGGCGCGCGCCGTGGCTGTCGTCACGGTATTAGCGCGGTTTTCAATACTCGTAACAGCGCCCCTAGCGCCAACCGCCGCATCGCTGCGCTCTTGCTGGCGCACGGCAAGTTGCGGATCGGGGCCGCCTTGAGCAATAACGCCGCCTTCAATATCCGTTCGCACCTGTCCCGGAGAAAGCGTGTAGCCTGCCGTTCTTTCATCCAAAGCGAGACGCCCTTGCGCCGTAACATCAGCCGGGGTGGGGGAGACATTGTAAACGTCATCAACGCCGCCGCCCGCTTTGGTCTGCAAAACATCGCCGCCCGCAACAAACGTGCGCGGATTGTAAACCGTGTCACCTCGCGGGCCGCCAGTAATGACGTTTGTTCCTTCAGCAGCAGTCACCGGCCTTGCACGCATCCCAAGGCTTTCCGCCAGAGCTTCCGGGTTGTTTACCGCCGCCCACGCATAAAGCGGGTCGTTACGAAGCTCTTCGGGCAGATTTGCCATTAGAGCTTGCTGTTGCTGATACTGCCCAAACAATTCCGTTGCGCCTGCCAAATCGCCTTGTGACATCAGCAATTCGATTTGCGCTCGCATGGGGCCGGTAACGCCGGATTGCTGCAAAGCCTGTTGCGGAGCGGGCATGGGATTAGGCGATGCTACAGGCGTTTGAGCGGGCATTGCGGGCGGAAGCGCAGAGGCTTCGACCGGCGCAATAGGGGCGAGAGGGCTTTGCACGGGCGTTAGGCTGTTACCTGGTCCTTCAGGGGCAATCGCATTGCCGAGCCCTGTCGCAGGCGCGGAAGGCGCTCCGCCGCCCAAAGCCGCAGACAGGGCCGCGCGCTGGCGCTCCGTGTTCGCAGCCGCTTCATCCTGAACAGCACGATCAGCGCGGTTAGCGCCAAACTGCGCCAAGCCTTGAGCCAGCAGACGCGCGCCAAGCTCGCCGCCGGATTGAATTTGAGCGGGGGCTTGCTGCGTCTGGGCCAGAATATCGGCAAGGTATTTGCTACGGCGAACCGCAGGGCTTTCAAGGGGTTTCGGAGCGGCCTGAGTAGGCATTAGCGGCGGCCAGCAGACGACAGAGCCGCAAACGGATTTGCCGTAATGGCCGCCGTTCCTAGCGAAAACAGCCCGCCCATCAATCCGGATTGTTGAGCGGAGCGCGCTTGATAGTTCTGATTTTGCTGATTCAGGCTAAGGGCGTTAGCTCCAAGAACGTCGGTCTGACCCACGCTTGTCGGCGTGTAGCCGATGCCTTGCGGAGCCGAGACCTGACCACCTGACAGCAGCGCGCCAAGTTGATTGATCGGCTCGTTTTGCTGATAGGCTCGCTCTTGCAAGCCTTGCTGACGGGCCGTGTTGTTAAACGCGCCTTCCGTAGTTCCGGCTTGAAGGCCTTGGGCAACCGCGCCTCTTTGAGCCTCGCCATATGCGTCGTTACGGTCGCGGGCGAAGTCCTCGCGAAGCGTCCGCGTTGCCGTCGAGTTAGCGCCCAGTCCCTGCGCTGCTAGCTTGGCGTCTAGGCTGGATTCAGCACGGGCAAACTGAGGGTCAAGCCGACGCACGGCACCCTGATACGCCGCGTCCTCGTAACGCTGGCGTGTCGCCGGGTCCATGCTTTGCAGACCGGGAAGGCCTTGAGTATTGAGCGGGGTTTGCAGCGCGGTATTGACGCGCCCGATTTGCTGCGTCGCTGTGTCGTTAATTAACTGACTGACGCCGCCAAGCTCTGTGACCTGGCGATATCCACCGGGCGCGCTAGGATCAGCCTCATAACGCACGCCGCCGTTAGGGCCTGACGTGTTGATCATGTTTAGGCGCTGTTGCTCTTGAGCGGTGCGCGTGTTCGCGTCGCTTTGAGCGTTAGCTAGCGTTACCGGATCAGGGGCGGCGGGGGGTCTGGGCTTCGACACTTATGCGGCTCCGGTTGAAGCGATGGCAACGCCACTCGCTCGCAAGCAGGCCGGATATGATGCAATCATCGTCGCCATAACCACGCCTGACATTTCCTTCTAGTTTGAAACCAAACTTTTGAAGAAACTGGCGAGCCCGACGATTCCGTTTCGGCGTCAGGCTAGTGATTCTTTGGCACCCTAATTGATCAAAGGGATAGGCAAGGATACCCGTAACAAGGCAAGGCGTCAACCAATCGGCGCGCGTCGCAGCAAAACTTACCTCTATGTTCCGGTTGTGGGGTTGATAGTTGTTAAACACCACCCCGCCGATAAGATTATCATTTTCGTCCGCAACGCCGATAGCCTCGCATGGCCCCCAATCCATCCCATGCCCAATCTGTTCCGCCACCCATGCTGCAATAGGCTGCGAAAACGGACCAGAGACAAGTTTCAAAGCTGGCCGCCGGTTTGAACCTGAAACTTGACGTTAAAGGCGATGACCTCAAGCACGGACTCCGAACGAATATCCGTGCTAATTTCTACGGCGTCGCCATCAGTCGTCACGCCCAGAAGCGTCCCGTCACCAATCGCAACGTCAAAATACACCGCCGCGTCGATATTCTGGCGCATGCGCACCGCGCCGCAATAACCAATGCCGGTAACCGACGTCCATGCGTCGCGCACTTCAACGCCTGGCGACCACAAACCGGAGCCCCATTCGGCAGTTCCCCACACTCCTGAAGGCGATCCGACTACAGTAGGAACGGCAGTAGGGATGGCCTCTCGAAAATCTGTCAGCACCTCAACCGCTGGCCTGCCATCGCTGGATGACCGCAAAATCGGTTGCAGCATCTCAAACTTCTTAAGCGACCCCTTAGACCCAAAATAGTTAAACGCCGTTTTCAAATCACAGACAATTTCGTTCCCGTTGTCCGTTGCGCCAACATCCCATTGGTAAATTCCGTCAGTAGCGCCAAACATAATGTTGCCGTTTGCCGTGAACCAGCAGAAGGCGTTCAGGCCGATAAATCGACACCACGCGCCCGTCTGGACGTTCTGCACAAACTGGACAGAGTTGGTCAGTTCAGAAATTGGAATGTTGAAGATTGCCAGCGACCCGCGCGCATACAACGCGCCTTCCCAGCCAAAGTTATTTCCGTAAAGGCGTTGCGCGTTTTGGAACGCCAATTGAATTTTCTGAGTCAGGGCCACGAGGTTTTCTTGCGCGCGGTCTAGCTTCAACGCTTGCGACAGCGGGACCACGCCGTCTGAAGTCACCACGACCAAATCAGAGCCGTATTTAACAAGCGACCGGCGCGACAAAGGGATTCCGATGTCATACACGCCGACCAAGGCCCAATCGTTAGCGTCTGATGGGTCGACGCCCTGATAAACAGCGACCTGGCCTTCCGACGTGACATAAACGGCCAAATCATCCGCGCCCGACCCGCCGTCAACGGTCCAATTGGCCTGGCAGACGAGCGTTCCGCCCTTGTCAAAGATGGTTCCTAGGTCAAGAAGCCCTGACGCTCCCTGAATGGCTTCCGGGGCAAGAAACCAGACGCGCAGGCTGTTCTTTTCGACCCAATGCGTGCGGCCCTTATGCTCCATCACGTCAATCAAATTAGCAGGGTCGAGCGTCAGAGAACCAGACGTTCCCGTGATTGACAACGGAGCCCATGTTGACCCGGCGTAATAGATCGGGTCCGCCTCGCCGTTAGCCGCCAGGATAAACGTCCCGCCGTCATTGGCGAAGTTAATCCATTGGAAGCGAGCCCCGCCCGTTCCGGTGTAAACCTCCGCAGGCGCATCGCCGCTAAACGAAACGTCATAAATCTCATCGCCGGATGCGGCAAAGATTTGATCATCACCCGTTCCGCGCAGAACCATTCCGGTTTCAACAGGGTCAGTTAAGCCGGTGGACCACGCAGCGGACCCGCGCCGAGTCTCGACGTAGCCAGCGCGCGGAATCCAGTTGTCGAGAATAACCGCGTTTTCAGGCGGCATATCGGCCACCGGGCTTTGTGCATCCCAGCCGCCGACAGGGGCGGGGATAGCGCGACCAATAGAAACGCGGTTTTGCGTGATTCGCTTGGCAGGCTGGCGACCGTATCTCATAGCGCGACCCACGATCCCGACTGATTTTGGTAAAGCTGAGAACCTACAGCAAACAGGTGCCCGTCGCTACCAGCCGAGGCAGTCGGAAGCGCAGAACCATAACCCGCCGCCAGACCGGCAAGGGCGACATTGATTTTCTTGCGAAAGGTCTCAATGTTTTTGGTGTCAGAGATTGAGACAACGTAGATCATGGGCCAGCGAACGAGCCTTCTGGGATGTTAGGCGAGAGAACATACTCACCATCACCCGTCATGCTGATTTCACTGTTGCCGCCGTCACGGGCTTGCTTTTGGCGCTTTTCGGACTCGTAAGTCTGAAAATCTTCGCCGTATTCCAAACCCTTAGACTTCAGGAAGCGCCAGCGGATGCCGAGGACGATCAAATCCTCGTCTAGATAGGCGACATCCGAATCAATCAGATATTTGCTTTGTGGGACAAGGGCCGACGACCGGCACCAGTTTGTGCTGATATACTCGTAAGCTATCGTTTCCCCTGCCGTTGGCGTCGGCGTGACAAGAAAACTGCCGTGTCGCTGCACGAAGGCCAGAAACACGCGGTTAAGCTGGGGCTGGGCTTGAATCGCCTGCCACTGTTGCGGGGTGATTGGCACGATAACAGAGCGGCGCGTCGTGCGGTTAAAGAACGAGTTTGAAATAAACCGATCAAGGTCCGCCGGGACCGCCGACGTTTGATCAGCAGCCGCGACCGTCGTAAACGTGTGTTGCTCACGCATCACTTGCCAATCATACGAACCGGCAAGGTTTTTGCCTTCCTCGTTCGCAATGGCAAAGAGTTGCCGCACCTGTTGATCGGTGTTTCCGGCCACAAACTCAGGGCGCGGGATCGACAGAAGGTCAGCAGCCTCTTGCACGACGCTCAACAGTGACATGGGTTAATCCTTAGGCTTTGGCGGGCGGCCACGACGCGGGGCGGGCTCAACGTGAGCGTGGTCTTCGCTGACAGGGCGCAACGGACGCTCGAAGGCGACATCACCTTCATCGTCCAGCACGGTTTGCGGCAGGCTGTCGCGGCTGAACAGTTCCCACGCGCCCTTGTGTTCATCCTTATCCGCCTGCGTAGCTTTGCGAGGACCAACGACGGATGACGAATCCATCGTATATTGAAACAGAATTTCGCCGTCCCGCTCTAGGAACAGGGGGCCTGCCGAGAAGCCTACGTTTCGCTCGACGCTCATACCGTGCGCTCCAAAACAGGCTGCGTCGCAATGCGGGCTTCCATAGCCGCTAGACGTTCCTCAAGCTCACGGTTGCGCTGTTGAAGCTCTGCAAAGGGCTTGCCGTCCTCAGCCTGCTTAAGCCATGCCTGCGCCTTCTCTCGGAGGGCATAGCCACCCATCGGCACGCACTTGGCAAGTTGCGTGTCTGAGAGGCCCGCAAGATGCTCAACGGTGCGGACGTGAACGGACTTTAGTTCAAGGGCCTGTGATTTGCCGATAGGAGCCCATTCCTCAATGGGGGTGCCTTCTTCCGGCGTCTCCATGCTCTTTTTGAACGCCTCATATTGACGATTCCAACGGTCGCGGTGTTCGTCGGTCACCATCGTATCAACGATAGAGTGCTTATCGCCAGGCACGATAATCTCGACGTATTCCTTATCCTCAAACACCTCTCGGCCTTCAGCTTCGGAACGATAGTTATTGCGAACCGGCTTGACGTAGAAGCGCGGAATCAGTTTGTCTTGGGTTGATGGCAGCGTGAAGGTATCGGTCATTTATGCCTCTTGCGTGGATGATAGGGGAAAAATCGTCTCTTGTCTTTAGGCTCACCGATTACGGAAGCCACCGATCAGGCCAAACAGCGCAATCCCGCATACTGGCAGCACGACGCAGACGACAAACAGGACAAGCATGATGCCCATTGCGGTTTCGATCATTGCATTGCCTTCCAAATGTCGGGGATCAGGCCAGAACCGTGCACCACGACCTTGACGCCTTCGCTTTCAAGATAGCGGTAGTTTTCTTGAAACTCGCGCGCTTGCCGGATCATCCAGCGCGCCCCGCGATACGTTTTATCGCCTAGCACCACAGTTGTCGTTTCTGCGCCATCGTTCAAGGCTTGCGGATAGCCATGATGGTCATCCTCCTCGTAAGAGCTATCCATGCCGTAGATATGGATTGTCTTATACCCAGACAGCCATGCAAGGTTCATTGCGCGGAGGCCAACAGTTCCGCCGCCAGGAACGAACACAACTGGCTTTTGGTCCGGCCCCTCATCAAACCACGGCTTGACGATTTCCATTAGCTCCGTGCCGTCGTGCATTCCGTTATGCCACAGAACAACATTATGCCCCGCAAGCGCGTCAAACACGCACGGATGAACCTGCGAAGCCAAGAAATAGCGCACGGATTTAGGCGCATCTTTCACAAACTCGGCGTTTTCTTCCCGCGCGTCTAGCATCACATGGCTATCGGGCGTTATGCCGTTATCCAGCAGGAAGCGGAGCGCATTGTTTACCGTGACGATGTTCGCGCCCATCGCCTTACGCAGTTTGATTGCCTTGGCGGAACGTTTCAGGCTGGGCCCGCCGCATACCAGCACGCAGGTTTTCTTTTGGTCAGGGAAGCCCGAGAACCATTCAAGGTCACGCTGCACATTGGCGCGAATGTTGTCATAGGCGTAATCAGACGACACGTTCATGCCGTCCAGCTTGGGAACAGCAGTCCAGCCGCCGACCTTCCAAATCTCAGGGACCCAGCCTTCCGCCACTTCGTCAGGTTTGGGCTTGCCGTGGAAAATGACGGCCCGCGAGCCTTCCGGCGGCCATGCTACAGCGTCCCGGTAGGAGACAAACTCGCCAGGCTTAAACGTCTCCCACGTCGAGACCAACGTAATCCACTCTTGATCCCCGCCATTGGTTTGACCGGCAGGCAGCAGATGCGCGAGACGCTTCGACGGTTCGTCAATCGCGTCGAGAGAAAACAGGTCCCAAATCTTGGAATGTTCGCCGTGCTTCCACTTCATTACGGACGAATTGTAAGTCGGCCAATGCCAATCCTGAATGATGCCGTCAGGAAGGCCCTCTAGACGCCCCGTAACGCAGACGTCTAGGTCCATGTAGAGAACCGGCTCACCGGCCTCCCACGGCATCTCGGGGGCAAATAGAAACACTTTCTGCCACCAGCCCGGCAAGGCGGGATTGTGCGGGATTGGCGTTATGCCTTCCGGCAGACTGTCAGGATCGTCCGTAAGGCACCAATGGCGAACTTCCTCGCCGTCAGCACCGATGTTGCGGTGAATCTGATCGTGCAAATGCAGGACGTATTCAGGGCCGTATTTCGTGCAGACGCGGACGGAGACAATGTTTAGGGTCAATAGGCGTCCTCCAACGCAAAAGGGCTCCCAACCGAAGTCAGGAGCCCTCAAGCTAACCTAAAAACCTAGTGGAGGCTAGGCGTACAGGAAGTTGGACCGCGCAAAGAAGCGCTGGCCGGTAACAACACCGCCCGTGGTGTTGACCGAGAACGATTGAGCCACGCCAGCCGAAGCCGCCGCAGCAGCCGAACCAGCGGTGCCAAGGGTGATGTTAGCAGTCGAACCAAGAGTGCCTTGAGCCAAAGCGACAACGTGCTTGCGACCATCATTCGCGAGAATGGCAGTCAGGGGCGCGAAGCCAAAGGCGGGCGAAGAGGCCTTGTTGTCCAGATCAATCCCAGCGAGAGGGGTAATCGTGAACTGAGTTGCGGCAGTAGAAGCCATTTCAATTCTCCTTTCGGGAGGGGATTAGGTCTGGAAGATAACGCCCTGAGTGAAGGCATTCGAAAGGGTCATGTTACCGGCCCAAACGATGAACTTCACCATAGCGTCTTGGTTGATCGAGTTCACGGCTTCCAGAGGAACCATGTTACGCTGAGCGTGCGGACGCCAGTGGATGTAATCCGTGTTCAGCATATACATATGGTTCGCCGGGCAAGCCCCGCCGACGCCACCGTCAAAGACAACATCAGCGCCCATGAACTTGAGGTTCTGATAGCCAGCCGAACCCGTATCAGTCTGCGAAATGCGCTGGATAGCTTGCAGCGAGTTCCAGTAGAACTGATAATAGGTGTTGTCAGCCAGGATCAGGTTCGGGCGATCCGTGCCACGCGAGCACTTCAGATAAAGCGTGTTCATGTAGCGTTGGATGTTAGCCGCCGATGCAGCCGAGCCACCGTCCGAAGTCGCTTGGAACTTCTGGTTTTGCCAGAACGACCAAGTAGCGCGGGTAATGCCGCCGACGGTGCCCGTGGTGGGATCGTCAGCCACAAGCAGTTGCAGCCCGCCGATTTGCTTTCCACCGGACGCGGTGCCGTTGGAATACAGGTCCGACGAGATGTTGTTTTGCATCGTGCGTTCAGCGTTCTTGATCCGGATCGAAAGCAGGTCAATAATAGCGTCTTCGCCCGTGTTCTGAACCGAACCTTCAAGGCCCGAAATGGTCACGGCGACCGAGGCCTGTTTCCAGTCAAATTCAGCAGCCGTAAACACGTCGCTTGGCGAGATGTTCAGGACTTCATAGCCCGAGTAACGCTGGTAGGTCACGTTGTCGGCGTAGTCGCGTTCCTGCACGATGGTGCGACCGCCAGAGACGGGCTTAATCGTGCCGCGCTTCTTCATATAGCTGAGAATCGCGTTGTTATCAGTCATGTTGTCAGCGAGCTTACCCGTGCGGTTACGCAAGGTAGTCGTGACGATTTCACTCAGATTCGGGGATGCCATCCCTTATTCTCCGTTTAGGCCCGACCCGCTGCTTGCGAAATTGCTAAGCGCACATCGTCCTCAATTGATCCATTGGAGGTCGGAGGGGGTGCGTTCCCTGGCGACCCGGTTACGGAAGCACCCGCAAGCTTGGCCTTCACGGCGCGGTTAGGGTCGATTGCCGGTTTCGCCTGTTGCTGCATCAGCAGCGGACGAATGGTCGGATCAGCCCAGATTGCACGCTCGTAAGCCTCAGGAAGCGTTTCGACCAATCCAGATTGGAGAAGTTTTGCCATCGCTGGCTTGACGTTCTCAAAGTAGAGGTTTGCAGGATCAGCCGCGAAGGCCTCAATCTGCGAAACATAGGTCTGTTGCGTTTCCTGCTCTTTGCCTTGTTTAAGGGCTTGAAGCTCTTGCCGTAGTGCTTGAATCTCGTTCGCTACCGGATCGGGCTGGGCTTGTGGCTGTCCCGTTCCCCCGCCTGACTGAGCCAAAGGCTGTCCAAGGCTGGCGATGTTAACGCCGTATGATCTAGCCAGATGCGCCAGCGCGGATTGTGGGTCGCGGTCCAACCAATCAGAGGCAGCGAGAAGCTGCTTGACGGCTGTTGCCTCATCCACACCCGCAACGGCCCATTTCTGGCGATGCGGGGCGATGACACTTTCTAGCGGCTCATACCGCTTCAGTTGTTCGGCACGCTCACGGAAGCCTTTGTCAATGTCCCCCTCTCGCTTGCTCACTTCCTTTTGGATGTGAGGCGGCAGGGCGGCAAAGTCGGCTTTAGCTTGCGCTGACCAGCTTGCGGGCGGGCGGATGGACTCTTGCGGAGTTTCGCTCGTCTTTGGCTGTTCGGTAGTATCTTGCGCCGGTTCGGCTTGTTTTGCAACAAACTTCCCATCAGGCCCGTGATTGGTTGTTTTCTTGCCCTCGACAGGCTCTTGAGACAGTTCCGGTGCCTCGCTAACAGCGGGTTCCGGTGTCTCGGGTGCGCCGTTCGTCTCTGCAATGGCGGCGCGGATGTCGTCGGCGTAAGTGTCTTCCAGTGTCATAGGCCTGCTTTCAATTGTTCTAGGGCGGTCTTAACGTCTTGGGCCACGTTCGGGACTTCGCTGACCTGGCGTTCGTCCGGCTGATCGTTGCCCACAATCTCGCACCCGGCAGCCCTTACGGCCTTCTCATACCCAGACCGGGAGTCGTAAAGCTTTCCATCGGCGTGATTCATGGTCGCATCCATGCCATCCGAGCGAATCGCGGGGCATGGCAACGCAGACCGCTTGCGGGCCTCTGGCATACACTCGGAGGGCCATGCGCTGACCTCGTGCATCTGTGTGCAGGATTTGCAGAGGCGGAAGGTATAGCGGGCCATTAGTTCGCCCCGATAGCCGTCAGGTAGGTGCTGACGCGGTTGTGCAGGGCGGTCATCTCGGTGCCAGACAGGCCGCCGCCGACAGCCGCGCAGGCCAGACGGTCAAGGCTGTTAGACGTGCCGATCTCGCCCAAAAGGAGAAAATTGCTGGCGTTCAGGGCCGATGACACAATCGCCGAAGTGGACCCGCTTGCCACGCCTGCGACTTGGGCATTTGTCGTGGTGCTGGCCGTGCGCGAGATACAGCGAGAGCCTAGCCGGTTTGCGGGATTGCCGAAGGTTGCGGTTGATGTCTGATTAACACGCCCCTGGAGGCCGGTCGCTGTGTCCGGGAGCAACGCAACGGCGTTGTTGCAATAGAACGTGCCTACGGCTTCCGTGGTGCCTGTCGATGAGTTGATCCACGAAAACAGGCTAGCGCTGTTCTGCGCGTAGTTGCCCCCTGCGTTTCGCGCGAGGCCTGTATCTAGGTAGCCAAGCACCCCGTCAGCGGTATAGCCCCGGTCGGGCGTGAAGGTGCACGTCGCGTTTTCCGTGATCGTATTGGCGGCAGGGGTCTTCGCGTTCAACCTTGCTGACTGCACATCTGCCGAGGCCAGCAGGTAGAACAGGTCGAGCTTCGACCACACGCCGTCCGTCGTCAGGCCCTCGATCAGGGTGTTAATCAGGCCCTTGCGCGTGGCGTCCGGCTGCGATGACATGGCGGCGAAATATGCGGAGGCCGCTGCGGAGTAGCCCGCCCCCGCATAAGCCGCCGCGTTGCCGAAGCGATACCCGCCCAGCATCAGGTGAAGTTCCCGAGCCCGGCCGCCGACACGCTCGCGCCGGTCGTGACCTTCCAGCCCGGCGTGGTGGCGTTGACGCACTTTGCCCCCCAAGGAACGAAGAACGGAACGAGGCTCGTCACAGACGAAGCGCCGCCCGCGAAAATCGTAATGTTCGACCCGTTGCCGTCGATGATCGAAACAGCGCCCGGCGAGGTCGTGGCCGGAACGATCAGGACGCCCGAGAGGAAGTCACCGACCGCACCCGTCGCGCCCAGGATTTGCGCCGTGGCAGAAGCCGCAACCGTCTCATAAGCATCGGGGAGAACCTCCAACAGCCCAGCGTTAGAAGTTGGGACCGTGGCCCCATCCGAGGGATAGGTAACCCGCACCGCAGCAGCAGCCGTTCCCGCGCCAAGCGTAAACTTGCCAAACAGGCCCTTGAGAAGCGCGACAAGCGTTCCAGAGCCGGTCGTATAGGCTACATCAGCAACCGCGCCCTGCGCTACGTCCGCGCCATCAGCAACGGTTACAGCGCCACCGCCGCCGCCGCGTGCAATGATCGCCTCAGCGGCTTTGTAAACAACTTCGTTATAGGGTTCGTTAGCCATCACGCCGTTCCTTGTGGTTCAGGGTCGCGAGCAATAGCCAGCGCCTTCAGTTGCAGTTCCTGTTGCTTCAGGCCGATTTGAGCCTGGCCGAGTTGCGCGTCCGCTTGGGCAATCATTCCGTCCATTTGCGTCCGCTGTTGCTCGTTCTGCGCCTTCATCATTTCTGCTTGCGCCTTGGCCTCATCGAGCGGGCTAGGCGGAGGCGGCATTGGCGGGCCAGCAGGCTGAACAGGCGGCTGCTGCTCTGCCGTGTCAAACGCCTTGTCAATCGCGTCTTCCATCTCACGAGACACGTCAAACACCCGCGTTGACTGCTTAGCCATTTCCTTGAACACCGGAGCCGTATAGGGCGCAGCGGGGATGATTTGGCTTGCCACCGTCATCAGTTGCGAGAAGGCCCCCACAAACTCGACAAACGCCATCTTGGCCGCGTTCTCATCAGGCTCAATCGTGGAATCGGTCTCAATGTCGATGCGGAACGACCGAAGCTTATCATCCGTGAGGAGGGCCTTGACCTCATCCCACGTGGGCTGTTCCATCAACGCAACCTGGCTCTGATCAATCAGGCCCTCAGGCACCGGCACGCCAGCCTGTTCCGCTTGCTGGGCAATCTGCATCATCATTTGAAGCTCTTGCTTCTCTTGAGCCGTCAGCAGCTTGACGCCAGAGATGGCCCGCATGGTCTCAATCGAGAAGTGTTCAGCAATAATCTCACCCTTGATGCGGATGGCGTCACGCGCAAACTTCTGAACATCCTTCTGCCTGTCACGGACACGCAGCGAGCCCCACTGACCCTTGAGCCTTTCAGCCGTGGCCGTCGAGTTAGGATCGGACTCCCCCCGGATAATGTCCGAGATGCCCGTAATCTGGTAGATGTCGGTAATGACCTGTTGGCGCGCTTCGTAGCAGCCCTTCAGAGTCATCATGACCATATCGACCGGAACCCATTCGATCAGGCCCCGGATGCCGCCCGATTCCTTAAACGCGTCCCATGTGTCGATGGGGATTAGCTTGTTCTCATTGCCGGGCGCGAACACGCGGTTAAGCGCAGTCTTCTGCTCACCGGCATAGAAGCCGACCATTCGCAGAGCGTCTTGCAGTTTGCCAATGCGGGCGGTTAGCTCATCAAGCTCTTCGGCCTGATCCTGGTAGAACACGTAATCAGGGATTGGGAGGCTGGAATCCTGCGCCGTGGTCGCATTAAGCGGCGGCGGGCAAGGGAAGAAGCCAGACAGGCCTAGCGGGTCCTCGCGAACGTCTAGCGCCTTGCCGGTAAGCCCCTTGTTAATCCAATAAGCTTTGCGGGACGCCTTGTCCCATATCTCGTAAACGCAGGCTTTCTGGAATTTGGAGTCGGGATCGTCCTTTTCCTTGTCGTCGCCCTTGTTGGCGCTATCAAGCGGGACTTCCTTACCAATCTCTTCGCCAAACCGTTCGACCAGTTCAGCGCGCGTCATGTAGCCCCGGCGCGAGACCCAGCGCACATCCGCCCACTCACGGCAGGGGTTCGTCAGCCAATCTTTCCAAGCCACGTGGTCGCAGAGGACTTCCTCGTATTCGACCTCTTCGTTGACCTGAACAGGCTCACCGGCCTCGTGCGCGACTTCCTGAACAGGCGACGCGCCGACGTTCTCGCCGTCTTCGTCCGCCTGGCCTTCGCCTAGCTCGACGTCCTGATCAGCATTAACCGCCTTCATGTGCGGGACGTAGCGAACCCAAAGCTGGCCACGGCCCGGCAGAAGGTAATCCTGGCGCACCTCAGTCATGCGCCCATCGAAGTCGTAAGCGTCCAGCGAATAGAGAAGGCAACGCTCTAGAACCTCAGAGGCCACCTTGCCTACAGGGTCCTCGTCCTTAAACCGGCGCGACACGACCGGAATCGGCTTCTTCGCATAGATAGCAGGGCCTAGCGTCTGGACGTTAGACCACAGGATTGCATACCGGCGTTGAGGGCTTAGGGCAGCGTTAGCCCCGCCCTTACCGTTCCGATCCGTGTTCTTATAGCGGCGAATGACCACGTCACCCGACCGCCACCACATTTCACAATCCTGTTCAGCGAGATTAATCTCCTGAATCCAGCGGGCTGCAACCTTCTCAGGCGCTTCAGTCATCGGGCGGCCCTCGCTTGCTCGAAACGAAGATAGCGCCACACGTCTTCACGCAATGCCTTGAACCCAGACGCGCGGACAATCTCGCCGCAAACGTGGTCGATATGGGCGACGTTCTCGGCTGGGCTATTCGTGGCAAAGTCTGCCATCAGGTCGCGGCATTCCTGAACCCACGACGAAGCACGGACGGGCTTATATTCCCGCGTCGCGTCGATCTTCGACAGCCGTTGATGCAAACCGATCATGTCACCCCGCGAAACTTTGCCATGATACAGCAGATCGGCGCAAAGAAAAGCCCCGCGTCAGCACACACGGCGACACGGGGCTAGTTGGCGCTTTGGAGGAGCGAACGCAGGCTATGCGATGCGGGCCAAGGGATCAAGCCCCTCGCTCAACAGGGCGAATCTCACGGCAGCGGAGACCGACCCGTGAGCCTCCACAAGCCGGTCAAGGGCGTGAGACTCCTCCGACCGTGGGTCGAGTAGCAGTTCCACCCGGCGGCGTTTCTGGCGGTGCGCTGTGCTGGCGCGCTTCTGGGCTTCGGAGGTCATTGGCTTGCGCCACGTTCGTTAAGGAACTTGGTGGTGCTGCGGACGACGCGCCTTGCATCTTCTTCGGTTGCGGCGGTGCTGTCCGTAATGACCGCTCCAGTATGAGCGCTGCAAATTGTGAAGCGATAGACGCCGACTGCTTCGTTGACGATCTTGCGGTCGAAGCCGTAGCGGCGGTCTTTCAGGACGGTGCGGGCGGCGGTCATGTCGTCGTCTCCTTGTGTTCCCCATATATGCCGGAACATAAGAGCGGTGTCAACCGGTATATAACATTATTTTACGCCCTCTCGCCCCTCGCGCTGGGCTGCATCGACAACAGGTCATCCCAGGTCATATCATTGACGCCCTTAGGGGCAGTCGCGACCTTAGGCGCTTCCGGCACAATCTCGCGATAGGCCATCGCCATGTAGCGCCATGCGTCTGCCGTGTGGCTTGTCCAGTCGTGTTTGGGGCTATCACGAAAGGCGCGGGACTTTTCGTCATAGTCCGCCCGATACTGGCGCAGGCATTCCAGCCCGTCCTTGCACTTGTCGCGGTCAAACCAGACGCGAGGCATCAGG